TCTATATTTTGGTCAATCCAGATGGCCAGTTCGTTAGTATATTGGATAGGTTCGTCGAATTTGAGTTCGTAGCACTTTATATCTGCTTTTTTCAAAGCATCGAACCCTTGTTCAGTTAGGCGTAGTCCGCCAGTTGGTTTGTTCCTGGTATTAACCCACCAAGTTGGGATTGTTTTTTTAACACGAGCATCGTCGTTTGGTAGCCCGCAACTTTCTAACACTAATCGAGTAATCTCAGTCTTTTGGTTCATCGGCTACTTTTTCACCGGTAGTTAGTTTATAAACAGAAAATTCCAATGTATTAAAAGTTTTGTTAAGTTTTTCGGCTAGATTAAATGCATGACCGCTATTTGAAAAACTAACCTTTTTATATTTTGGACCCAACTGTTGTGCAACTATACTACTAGTTTTAAGATTAATTGGTTTATCTTGATAAAATACAGCCCAGATGGCATCGGCTTCTAAAACTTGATCAGTTTTATAATTCTTTTTATTGGTTAATTCTAACAAAACTTTTGGCTTTGGCCTGCTCATATAATATACGTCTCCGAAAAGTGCGTATATATTTAGCGGCTTTACCAATTTTTTAAAATCTACCACCGTCCATTTTAACTTGGATAACTTCGGGTTGTTGCGCTACAGGTGTTTCACCTGCTAGTCTAGTCATTACAATACTGAGACTATTTTGTAAATCTGTAGCTTCTTTTATAGTTAATGTTACTGATTTTTGATTGCTTTTAATGGCAATTCTAGTCTTATCTAAAAAGTCTTCGATTGGTAATGTATTGAGCTGTTTCATGACTTATTGACTGTATTTAACATAGCCTTCATCTCGGCTTCGGTCTTATAAGGCCCGTGAAACGGATACCGCTCTAGTGTAATCAGCTTCGGACAAAAACTTTTAACCCATCCTTTTCGAAATTGGATTACATAGTGACCTGCACAATACTGACTTTTACTTTTTGCACTTTTAGCAAACAATGGCAGTTTCTTTTTTACATTGTACACTGGTTCAAAAGGTTTGGAACTAGTAGGGTAGCCGTAGATTGTATTCTGATCAATAAGAGGTGTTGTTACGGTAATCGCTAAGTCTGCAACGCCTAATTCTTCTTTAATTTCTTTAAGACTCTTAAATTCAAATTTCTGACCTTTTCGAAGAAAAGCGTACCCTTTCTTTTCCTTAGCGATTGATCCAATTTTCTGTCCGTGGTCTGCTAAGATCCATTCTTTATTAGGTACTAATACTTTTGAGATAACGTTCATATCATTGTCCTTACTGATTTTCATTCTGAGTACCTAGCATTGAGAGGTTCTGCGTAGCTAGTAACTTGCTCACTAATCTTTGGTAGATTATATTCTGCACAATATTTTAATAGTCGTATACCGACCTGTGGAATACTCTTGTTTGCAGTAGTTGCACCTGTAATTGTTTCTGTAATTAAAGACTTAATGTTATCTGGCTGTGCAGTAAGATCACATAGTATAACATTTCGATTATAATCATCTAACACACGATGTTCGACGCCTTCGTGATCTGTCCATTTTTGCAACATTATGTTGTTCCAAGAATAGCCTTTAGCATCGCGATCTGCAAATGCTTCACGTAGGCCTACTTTATTCTTTGTACCCTTTTCACGAACGCCTGGATATGCACTAAAGATGTTATCGCTAGTATCGCCCCGCATACATTTTTCAAATAGTAACCATGCAGGATCAGGTTCGGGTTTTGGCAGATTAGTTTTCTTATCAATAACACGCTTGCCCTTTTCGTCAAAGTAGCCTTCATGTGTAGTTGTAATCTGCATCACACCATTATATTGTTTTACATTAGGTGCAACTAGCTGTGCAAAGTCTCCGTCTGTACTAATGATTACATGGGTGTCTTCTGGATGACTTTGAATCCAGCCAGCAATCAAATCATCAGCTTCGAGTTGTGGATGTTGTAGGACAGTACAGTTGGTCTTGTTAGTAACAAAATCTTTAAACTGATCAAATGTTTCCCAAAACACTCGATCTTCTTCGGCCTCTCGGGGACTTTGAGCTGCCCTAGCTTCAGTACGTTGACGCTTATAGGGAGCGTAGAAATCCTTACGCCAGCTTCTCCCTTCTAAGAAGAAGATAACATGATTGCCATTAAAATCTCGCCATGCCTTGCGAACACTGCTTAGTACAGTAGAAATACTCATACCTACCTTATCTTCGAGACTGCCACGTACTACATGACGTGCTCTAAAGAAAGTGTTTGCTGTATCTACAAGGATATATGTTTTTGACATTAAAATACTTCCGACTTACCGTCGCCTAAATTGTTTACGTTAATAAATCCACTGCCTCTGCGATCCATATCAACACCTGATTCTGATCCAACTCCTCTGCAGAGTTCTTGGAACCATTGATCAACAACTGCTTCTTCTGTATCGCCTTTGTAGCCAGCTTCTTTTAACTGTAACACAAAGTATTCATTCCAGTCAAGCTCAAAAAATCCATTGCGGATGTTATCTTTGTTGACGTGTGTATCTAGAACAGCAACCCAAGGTTCTTTCTTTTCGGTGGCTAGTTCTTTTGGTCCTAGTTTAGCAAGACGTTCTGCTTCTTTGGCCTGTTCGGCTTGCTCGTGTGCTTCTTTGGCAATTCTTGTGGCACGTTCTGCATCTTCAACAGCTTTTCGTGTTTCTTCTTCGATTTTATCAATACCAAAAAGTTTTTTAATAATTTTATTCATTTGTCTTCCCCCACTTAATTTTTAACCAAATTCTTTCGTGAATATAATAATCAATACTAAGCAAAATGTGTAGTAATGTAGCGAATCCTGTTGCTGTAGCGATACTGCCTGTAAATAACCAAGTATAAAATATCGTAAATGACCAAGCAGTTATTCTATAACTGATCATTCTAGCAATGGTTCGTTTTTTTGTTTCCATTAAGTGCCCCACTCATTCTTGAACAATGGTACTTGTAGTCTATCGCTATACCGTAAGCCATTCTTCATAGCCATGTCTGCTACTGTTCGATTGTTTAGAGCATATACACTCTCCACACCGCCTACTGGCATTAGATAAACGTGTCCTTTAAATCCGGCAGCACGATATGCGGCAATGGCACATTCGGCATCTGCAAAGTCTTGCTCGGTAGCAATAACAAACTTGAGATAAGCGGTACCATAGTTTTCATAATCACAAACAACTTCGGGTTTAATAGCATCATCCCACGGTTCGCCACTGCAAGGCAGTTTAGCACTAACTGAGAATGTAATTTCTCTTTCGTCACTACCGAATGCCCAGTCTTTTAGATAGCTCTTAAAATCTTTTGTCAGACGCATTGTGCCGTTTGTCTCAAAAGTAATTTCTTTAAGATCTTTCATACAAGGCTGATTTAGAAGATCCGGATAAGCACGTTGCCATCCTAATAGCGGCTCTCCGCCGGTGATAACAAGATGCTCATCTCGCCATTCTTTGAACGGCAATGTATCAACTACAGCCTTAGCAAGACCTTCGGTTTCTACCATTGGGCTTAGTTCTTTAAATGCAGGATGCCAACTTGCATAACTGTCGCAGCCTGTAGATACTAAAGGAAGTTCTTTGTAATCTTTATATAGTTGAACGTTTTTTGCAACATTGTCTGCTTCTGTGCTCAGTTCGCCACGCGGCATACCAAATCCTTGACAGGTAAAATTGCAACCATATGTACGTAGAAATACAGACGGGACGCCCATGTAGCGTCCTTCACCTTGAATTGAATAAAATAATTCACTTACTTTAATTTTGCTCATATATGTTTGACCATTGTTTTAGTTTTTCGATCTTAGCAGCTTTTGCAGCTTCTAAGTGTTCTAACGATATTACATTCTTCTCTAGCATGATGTCAATCATTGCCAGCATATCGCCTAATTCTTCTTCAAGATGTTCTCGATTAGTTTTGGGTTTACCTGGCTTGAAGTTATCGATGCCAAATCGACTGATCTTACTCACTGCTTGAATTACTTCTGCACATTCTTCTTGTAGAATGTCCATTACTTCTTTTGTTTTACTATCCATTATTTGCTCTATCAGTTAGATATTTGTCGTTGTGAATCCATGTGTTCTTTACTAAGAATCCCCATTCCCTTTTTTGAGGTCCGGGCATAAACAGTGTCCAAGCAGTTACATTAGGATCGAGCTCGATACGATGATAACTGTTAGCACTTGAAGTACGAAAATGTCCGGCACCTCTCCAAGTGCAAGTTTCCGCAATCATTTTGCCCTTATTGTCAAATACAGGAGTCCATTCGTAATAGCCACCTTTAAGAATCAGTGTAGCGTAAGGCCATGGATGATCATGCACATCATCGGGATCTGATTTAAGGAACTTGTGAAGAAACACATTGAAGGGGAAACGCTTTCTATCTTTAAGAAACAGGTAGTAGCGTTCGAG